TTTAACTGTTGGTCCGACAACTGCTGCTCCGATATCACCGATAGCAGCGGGAAGAAAACTTTGATCAATTTCCTGGGTAAAGACACCAGGACTTACAATTTTTTCACTTGATGGCATGCCGTTTCTCCTATATTAAAATTGTTGTTAACTTATTACTAATGATTTTATACCCCATAGCGCTATGAGATATTAATTCATATATAAATATATTTATTTTAAGCCAAAATAGAATTTATTTTACAGGATTGGGAGTAAATTCCCCAGAATCAGGATTTAGAGTACCATCACCATATTTTTTAGATATTGTTGCAACGAATTGTTGTTCAGCAGTTTGAGTTGCTATAAAATCACCTTGTAATTTATCAGAAGCAATATGTAATTCGTCTAATTGTTGTTCTAATCTGATTTTAGCTACAGATGTTTGTCCAAGAGCATTTTGGATATCAACATATTTTTGTCTAATACCCGTTAGTTCTGTCATTTCTTCATCTGTAAATTTGATTGGTTGTTGTTCAGCCATTATTAAAACCTCCATTTGTATTTGTTATATAACTATATATAAGTATATATAAAATTATAAAAACACGATTATTTTTTTACTTGTTTATCTGTCGCATCACCTTCATATCCAAATATAACTTTCGCAGTAGTTAATTGTTTTCTTAAATTGGATGTTTTGTTGGTTACTACTGAATTTACATATTCAGGTAACAGATATGCTTTTACAAGTAAATTAAATTCAGATTTAATAAATCTCTCACCTGTAGCTTCCATTTCTGTAGCATCTGTTATATCTTCAATGGTAGATAAAAATTTATAATCAGTTGAATCACCCCAATATTTATTAGATTGAGAAATTACATCTTCAACTAATGTATTCATATGTTCTATATAATTTGTCCATATTATAAATTGATAAGTTATCTCGGTAAAATTTGGAACACCTGTAACTACTTGTTCATAAGTAGGTGTTTGTCCTTGTAGTACAGAAAATCTATCATAACGATTATCTTTACTCCACTTTGATGTCCTTGTATAATTTATAGTACCTTTAACATCGTGTTCCATTCCTTGAGTACTTAAAGTATTTTTAGCTATGTCTGTTCTTTTTAACATTATAAGTGGTAGTACCAACGCATTATTCTTATCTCTCATAACTCCATTTTTTCTAACTGCTTTCCATCTTTCCTCGTTACCATACATAATAGGAACTTTAAATGTTTCATTTGCTTCCTTTATAGTTGGTCTCATCACATTCTTGATATGTTTAATTATTGAAGTATCTACATCTTTTAATGTTATGGCGTAATTTTTTGTTAAATCCTTTCCAGGAACAATTGATTGTTCAAGATTACCACTTCTATCTTTTAAATTTTTTGTAGAAATATGTTCCGCTCTATTTGTAAGAGCGTCGTGAACTACTTGTTTATTTATTGGTTTAACGGCCATTTCGTCTTCTCAATGCTTTTAGTTTATCTTTTTTAGTTTTAACTTTACCTACATACTCTTCTGATTTAACAGCGGATGCATCAACTTTACCTATCGCAATCTCTCTTTTTATGTCTACTTCAATAGCGTTTGTACCTGTTTGACTTCCACCTGGTATATTATCTAACTTATTTAACACCTTACCCATCAACTCTTCCATCTGTAAATTACCATTAGCATCAGGTACATAAGTATGTTTTCTTTCACCATATACATCAGTATCCTCTTTTACATTTCCACTCACTACCTTTTCTTCCTTTTCAGGTTTAGGAGTTTCCTTGTAATTAGGATTACTTGTATCATACTTTGTAATAATTTTATTTGCTATTTGTTGTACAGCCATTATCTTCTCTTATATATTGTTACAGCTCTCTTATATTGAGAACTATCCATTTGTTGATATATTTCCCATAGTCCTTTTATTTTAGAACCTAATGGAATATTTTTTCCATATAGATGAATATTTAAATTTTTAGCTCCTAATTCACCACCCAAATCATTAGCCACTTTTCCTAAATCTCTTTTAATAACTTTTTCTAAAAGTTTTAAATTATATACTCCAAGTCCAATCATATGAACAGTTGGATTTTTTGGGTCAAACTTACCTTCTGACATTTCTTTCTTCATATCATAGATATTAGCGTATTTACCTTTACCTATTTTCATACTACCTTCATTTAATATTTCTTTTAATTTAATCATTAATCTATCCCTATATATTTAGCTTTTTCTTTATTCAAAAATTTAGCTAAATCATTCAAATTTTTAAATTGTCTACTATATCTACCATATACCTGAATGAATTTTCCACTTGTATAAACCATAAATTTATCATATTTAATCTGAATTACAAGTCTATCTCTATCAGTTGCTTTAGGTATTGATGACATTTCACCATCTGGCATATATAAATATTTACCTTTAGCTTTAAATTTTCCTTCTGTAAGTTTTCCTTCTTTAATTTTTTTACCTTTACCTGCTTGATTCCATCTTTTAACAGAAACAGCTTGATACTTACCATATCTATCTTTTTGTTTCATTTGTTTAGCAATCTTTTCAGCTTCTTTTTGAGTATCAACCACTTTTTCTGGAAAGATATTCAAAACATCATTCGCATTAATAACTGCCCATTTACCTTTAGCTTCTGTAAGTTTTTCTTCAACCTTAAAAGGTGGTCTGTCTTTATCAGTATAAACCTTACCTAATTTGATTCCTTTTTCTTTTAATAAAGCTTGTAGTTTTATCATTTAGGTCTCTCCTCAATTTGTAAATTTGAATTTCTCATTCTATGAGCTGTTGCTTTTATATCGTGTTTATACCCTTGATGTCCTGCTATCAATTGTGGTTCTGATGTTCCATTAATTTCCCAATAGAAATCATTCCAATCAACAATATCACCAATTTCTGGATAGAAATCGGCGTCTTTTAAACTTTGTCTCTGAAAATACATTTCAATATTTCCATTTAAATCAGCTCCAAAATCATTTTGATCTATTTCTGGTTCATTAAATAATATCAAACAATTAACTCTAAATCCTTTATCATAATATTTTGTAGTTGATTCACCATAAATGTTGTCATCTGTATTCTCGATATTTATCTTATAAATGTCAACAGATTGTCCTACAATTTCATCAATTAATTCTTCATTCATCTTATTGATTAAATTAATCTCTTTTTGTGGTACAAAAAATGGTTTTGTTGCCATAATATTATCCTATGTAAATTTTAAGAGGTGCTTTATTTAATACAGATTGATTAGCATCCGCTTGTTCTTGTGATTTTCTTGATTGTTCTGTTAATGAAACAGATTCTAAAAATTCTCTTAATTCTTCAACTAAAGCTGATTTTTCTTCTCTACCTTCTGCCTTTAATCCTTCACCATCAAGTGATACCTCACCATTTGGAAGTGGTAAATTAGCATATTTACTTCTTATAATACCAAGTAATTCTCTTGATAATGCCAATGCATATTTTCTAATCCATTGTCTACCATTAGAATTTATTTCTGCGTAAGTTAAAAATTTATATGGTATATTAGATGGATCTGTCACCTTATTTTCTGTATAACTTGGATTAGATGATAAATCATTTCGTTTATAATAATGGAATAAAATTTTATTACCAGTGTCATCAGTATCTACCGCTGGAAATATTCTTAATTTATTATTTACCAATTCAAATGAATAATTCGATTTTCTAATTTTATCACTTGTCTCAATTGTTTGAGCTCTTGATATATCGTGAGATATAGGTCTTAATATAAATGATACTGCAGGTGATACATTACCAAATCCGAAATCTTCTAACATCTCCATTTGATCAAATCCTCCAGCAAATGGATCATAAAATTTAGTTAAAGCGGCTTTACCATAATTAAATACTCTTTGAACTTCTATATTATCACTTGTTGTATTTATTGAACTTTCAAATGAAGCTTCAGTTGGTAAATCATATACTTGTTTTGAACCAGTTAATGTTATTGAACCTGAATACATTGTAGTATCACCACCAACATTTACAGCTTCACCATATTGTTTAGAAATATACGATGTCATACCCATATGAGGCTTGGCTGGTTGGATAGAACCAGTTGAACTAAACGCAGAACCACTTTCCTTACTATCTGAACCGATGGATTCCCACAGCCAATTTTTCATATTAAATTCATTAATCAATGATGAATATTCAGAAACAGCTTCTTCATAACACGCGTACAAAGAACCTGAACTAAATTCAAGTTGCATTACTGGATGTCCAAGTCTTCGTGCTATCCATTTTATAACTGGTAAACTATCGGTTACAAATTGTGTATCCGAATCATATGTTCCATATGGTGTTGAACCTGTTATTTGATTAGCTGTACTTGGATCTTCATATACATAGCCAAATTTATCAGACATAAAATTTTCTCCTAATATATCAAATATATCTATTCAGTTATAAATATCAAGAAGAAACAAAAAGAGCCATCAAAAGATGGCTCTTTATTGTTAACACTAACTTAAAAAATACTATTACAGTAAATTCAAGTCCGAGCAGTAGATCTTACCATAGAACTCTGGTCTTACGATCTTTTTAGCATATCGTGTCATCACGCCTTTTCTTGGAGTGAAGTCACTTGGATCATATACTAAAGGAGTCATAATCAATGGTACATACGGAGCATAAACCGCACCAGTTTCAAGGAAGTTTTGACCTCTGAATCCAATAAGTAAAACATTTTCACTTATATATGGATTTTTATAGACATTAAATCTATTAGAGATTGAACCTACTTGTTGTACGCCCATTGCGAATTTAGAGTTAGTTCCATCTGTATTCACATTATAGCCTGGTACTGATTCTAATATAGTAGCGATTTTAGGACCACATACTACAAAGTTAGCACCACCACGAAGAGTTAATCTGTGGATTTCATTAGATACTTTATGTATCTTTTCAATCAATGTTGCCCACCAATCTTGTCTTGTGTAAGCCAAGTCACCTGCATTTCCTGCAACTGAAGTTGTGAAAGCACCTGCAGCTGAATCATAAACATTACCAACTTTAGCTGACCAGTAATCAACTGTTACAGCGTCATTCATTAACATATCAAGAATTTCTAAATCAATTTCCATTGAAATATATTCTGATAACATTGATGTTAACTCTGCTTCAGCATCAACTGAATGATAAGCATTCAAGTCTTGAGCTAGTTCTGGAGTCCAGATAGCTTTTAGTTTACGAGTTTTAGCAACAATTGCTCTACTATTTAGTTGTAGATTAACTTCAGGTATTTTTAATGAATCAGCAGTAGCATCACCACCTCTGTCCTCAAAATCACCTCTTGTTGAATCTGAAACACTACCTTTGATATAATCAACATCGAATGTACCACCAGCTGCTATTGCAGATGAAGCAGAAACGATAAGTGTTAATGTTCCAGTAGCGCCTTCATCACCAGTAATACTAGCGAATTGCATCAACGGATAAGCATCACCAGTTAAAGTAGCTGCAGCAGATTGAGATACCATCCAACCTCTTACACCTAATTTATCAGCATCAGTAGAACTGAATGTACCTGTAATTTTATACAGATTACCTGCATTAGATGCTGATAATTCAGTATCATAATTCAAGTCTGCTAAAGTAGCTGAACCTGAACTTGTCGCAGTTACTGTTGCTGATCCTGTTGCTGCTGTATATCCATATCTACCAGCACCATACAAACCACCTTCACCAAATGGAGCTGTTGCACCATTAGGAGTGAATTTACCAGTTTTACCACCAAGAGAAGTAACATTACCTTCACCTTGATTAGCTACACCAGTAGTAGTTTCATTATATCTTGTTCTTGATGAACCATATTTAAAGTCTAAATAAAATACAAGACCGGATGGCAGGTTCATAGGTTGTACAGAAACCAAATCTTGCGCAACGATTTCTCCGAACACTCTTCGTACTAATGGAAGAGCTACACCAGACCACTCCTCATCACTTCCTGTGCCTAAGCCGGAAGGAGAAGTTGTTGATACTTCGGATACAAGTTGTTTTGCTTGGTTTTCTAACAATTGTGCCATACCTGATTTTTGAAAATCCTCATTCATACCATCAAGAAGACCAGTTTTTTCCCATTTTCCAACGAGTTTAGCTGCTTCGTCTTTCTGTTTTCTGTAAGGACTCGCGTCTAATAACGCTTTATTTACATAATCTGACATTTAGTTTCTCCAATTATCCTTTAATGATACCAGCCAGTTTTCTGAATCTGTTTGCAACTTGAGCTTCTTCAGATATCACTTTTCGTGACGCTTTAGAAGGTTTAGTTGATCCAACAGGTTTACTTGCTGATTCACTAATTGATCTTTTTTTGCCGATTGAACCATTATCACCGAACTGTTCTGCAAGTGTAGAATAAACAAGTTTAATCTCTCTTGTAGTTTGTGCTCTGTCAAATGTTTCAACGACTTTTAGTTTTTGGTTATTATTAAGTGCGAACTCTTTAAACAATTTGTTTGTAAACAAAAGTTTAGCATTCAGTATGTTCACCTCGTGAAGTTTATCTTTTAAGAATCTAACAGCTTCTTTGTACTCTTTTAATTCTTTATAAACACCTTCACTAAAATCAACTTTTTTAACACCTTGTCCTTCAGGATCTTCTTCATCTTTACCATCAGCTACATCAACGGTATTTTCACCATTGCCAATTTTAGATGAATCAGATTGTTCTTCAACAGGTTCTTCATCTTCTTCTTCTTCCTCATTAAAGATTGATTCGTCAACTTCAACTTCGTCATCTTCACCGTCTTCTTCAGCTAGACCATCCCTACCAGGAGATGCTTTCTCATCGTATGCATCGTCTTGCTCTTCGACAGGTTCTTCTTCTCCGTCAAGTTCATCTTCAAGTTCTTTAATAACAGCTTCCAAATCAAGATTATCTTCTTCGCCTTCTTCATCTGATTCTTCAGCAGGAACAGGAACTTCTTCGTCACCTATTTCTTCATCTTCCTCGTAAGGTACTTCTTCTTCTCCACCAAGTTCTTCGTCTTCCATAGGAACTTCTTCGTCCTCGAACTCATCACCTTCTTCAGCAGGGATTTCTTCGGCAGGTACTTCTTCATCGCCAAATTCATCACCTTCTTCAGCAGGGATTTCTTCACCAGGAACTTCTTCGTCCTCTTCTTCACGAAGTTTAGCAGATAACATAGATTTCAGTTGAGGAGTGAATGCTTCTTCTAAAGCCAACTTAGCGTTTTGTAAAGCAGTTTCGCGTACTGCTTTCGCATCTGCAATGGCTTCTTTTAATAAATCACTCATATGATTTCTCCATTATATTATATTATTTGGAATAAAGTTATTAGGAACTTTAATAAAGTTTATTGGAATATTTAGACACCACATTCCCGATAGTAGTGGTGTATTTTATATATATAAGTATACAGTTTTTAATAAAAACTAATAATTTTTTTCAACTTTTTTATTAGCATATTTATTTCTTAATATAGCTAAATTTTTCTTTTCTCTTTTGAGTTCTGAAGGTTTTCTATAATATTGTTTTTCTCTTAATTCAACAAATAAATTACTATTTTTGATTTTCTTTTTGAGAACTTTTAAAGCTCCTTCTACATTGTTGTTAAAAACCCTTACTTGTAAACCTGGTAATTGTTCTTTAGGAAATTTTTTCTTTTTCTTAAAGTTTTTTTTGTATCCCATTCTAACCTCTTACTTTTATGTTATTATTCATTAATATTTCTAACACATCATCATATACTTTTTTAGTTGTTGTAACTGTAATGTATCCTGATTTATGTTTTGTATCAAATTCTACTTGCCATTTAAATTTTTTAAGTAATTTTTGTGCTTGTCTTGCGTGTGATTTCCACACTTTTAAAAATTTAGCCTCACTATGATGTATAAAATCTCTTGGTCCTTCATTTATAGATTTTTTAATTATACTTCTTATTACAGTTCTTAATTTAGATTCATTCATTTGTTTTGAATGTAAATGTTTTAAATATTCTTTTGCTAAATATCTCTCTCTACCATAAGCTGCTTTTGTCCATTTCTTTCTCATTGATTTAGGCATTGATTCGTAATCTTCTGATAAACTATTATTTACAAACCAAGCTACTCTACGACAATCAGATTGATAAGTCTTCTTATATCTATTCTCTTCAAGAGTTTTCATCCACATTCTAACTTCTTTTACTGTTGTTCTTTTTCGTTCAACGAGATTACCTTTTGGATTATAGCTATCTTTAAATTTCTTTCCTTTTGTTTTAGATACACCTTTTTTCATTTTATCAATCATTTTATCAAATAAATCAGCTGATTTATCATCACCTTTTTTATATTTTTTTGGTGCTTCTTTTGTTGGGTCAGCTAAATTTGGATTTTTAGGTTTCTTTGGTTTTTCAAAGGCCTTTCTACCACGACCACCTTTTGGTGCTTTTGTAGGTTTTCCGCCTTTTTTTGGTTTAGGTTTGGGCCTATCTACTTTTGACCAGTGTTTATCACCTTTTTTTGGCTTTGGTTTATCACCACCTTCATCATCTTTTGGTCCAGAAAAATCATCTTTAGTCCACGCGCCTGGTCTAGGTCCTTTTTTTGGTTTTGGTTTTGGTTTTGGTTGTTTATCTGCGAGTTTATCTGCTTCACCTCCAACTTTATCACCACCTCCACCTCCGTGTTCACTATCTGGATGTCTATCTAAATAATCTGATTGAGCTTCAGGAGACATATCATCCCACCATTTATCTTCTGTTAACCAAAATAAATTTGTTCCTTCGTGTACTCTAACAACATCATCATATGATATTTCAACTTCTCCACCATCTTGATCTATACCGAAGAATGATTTTTCATCTGGATCTCCTTGATCCCAAGTTATACTACCGTGTTTTTCTGTATCTATTTGAACAGGTTTTCCTTTATTAGCTCTTTTGTTATAATCTTCAGCTGAAGTTTGTAACTCATTAGCTCTATCTAATTTTGATAATTTCTTTAAATTCTTTGTCTTTTTTCCTGCTTTTTT